GCATTGGACTCATCATTTGTAGCACTTGAATCATTTGCGTGAATAATAAGTTGCCCCGAAGATTTGATATTGTATGTACTATCATCTGTTGTCACACCCGGACCACCAATGCGAAGATCGCCGGTTATCCGAGCAAAGTCGGTGAGAACATTTGATGAATATGTATTACCATAGACGTACCATGTGTTACCATCGTAGAGATTACATGTTACTTGTGCAGGGGTACCAATATTAAGAGTATCCGCGGGTGTTGTGTTCGCAATACCAGAAAGCCATCCATCTGCACCAGTGGTTCTAATACCCTTTGATTGAATGTTACCCGCAATTGAAATCACGGATGCGCTTGGATCTACAATACCCAAAGGATTCACTGTGACCGCAGTACCTACTTGAAGACCGAGGGGACCAATCTTGAGACCTTTGGTGTATGTAAAGCCATCAACTTCCAATACATTTGACGCAGCTGGTCTCGAGGTATCCACAAAGAACTTGTTACCCACACAGAGATCGTGAGTTGGTGAAATGTTAGAAGCACCAATATTTGAAGATGTATAGATGTCACCATAGACACGAAGATTTGCAGTTTCGGAAGTTTTAACTGTAAATGATGTCGTAGTTTCGGCGTCATCATCCGTTCTAAATATTGCCATCTCACTGTGTGGGTTGTCACCGGGTATGAACGCTATAGCTACATTCGAAACTCCTGTATCTTGGTGCATAAGAATACCAGTTTCAGCCGAACCCTCATTTCCGTCACCCATAAGAATAATGGAGTCTGCGACAATAAGATTTTCTTGTTTAGTGTATGTGGCTGTATCTGATACAGATATATTACCTGTGACTTCAACATTACCAAAAATTCGGAGATGAGCAATCGTACCATCTGGTCCATCTGGTGGTTGAATAGTAACATTACCAGATATTATAGCAACATTTGCACCTTCATTGAAAAGTAAAACATTAGAACCAACACTAAGATTTGAAGTTGTAATAAGATTAGTTGTTTTTGTCGTACCCACAACACTAATTACATTTGATGCAAGACGATCTATAACAATGTTTGATCCAGGGACCATTAATTTGTCATTGACGATAACATTTGTAGAAACTGTATTACCACTCACAGTCATTAAATCTTTACCCGTCAAGTCAATTGAAACTTTTGTTGTTTCACCGCTGTTTACTTGAAAAGCTTTTGTTGGATTCGTTGTACCAATAGCAAACTGGTCTTCAATAAAAAAACGAGAGGCTCTACCACGTTCTTTGAGGTCAAAAACAATCGTATCGTCTTTATCCATAAAAAGGGCATTTCCCAATGAAAATTCTTTAGTTGGAGTTGTATTTGCGAGACCTATGCGGTTAACTACAACCTCATCCACATCAATTTCACTAGTTAAGATACTCTTTACTCCTGTAAGAGTTTCTTGTTCAACGGGTTCTGCATCTAAATTTGCCACGTAAATTTGATCGAACCTGGCAGTTCTACCCATTTATACTTTAGTTTCCGAATAAAATTCCAGCTAAACCATCCTTGATCCTGAGGACATTATAGTTTAATGCGATAACAGATATTTCATTATCGAGAGCTCTGAGAACACCCTTCTCGGCACCCCTGACTGTAAGCTTGGCGTTATCAAGTCTACTGAAATTACAGCTCCCAGATGGATTATAGTCTGATGCATTTAGACCAAAGTGGTACGCAAAGTATCTCGTGTGGAATAAATCTTCTGTATCTACACGGAAATCTGAAATACCGTAATTTGACTTGTAATAATTCTGGACTGTGTGGAAATAAGTTGGTGTCATGTTTTCCAAAAGAGATGTTCCATTAATTTGTATGTCAGCATTTTTAAATGTAAAACGATCTTTTGTTGGATCTACGTGCTTTGCGGACATGCCAAAAAACAGGGACTTTACTGGATGATTTAATGAACTCAAGTCAAAATCGTTATAACCACCACTCTCTATTAGGTTATCATAAACATTTGAAAGTGGATATTCTATCTTCTGTGTTTGGGTGATTATAAAATCCATTTGTCTCTTTACAAGGGATTCCCTCTCTTCTTTGTCAAGATACACATAATTTCCATAGACATTTATTCGTCTAATTGATTCTGTGTGGTCTGCTATACTATTTTCATCAAAGTTTACTCTCACTTCAACTTGATGATGTGCAAGTGAAATTAGTGGTAAAAACGCCTTGTGATCACAAAAGAAAAAGTGAAGTGGTTGAAAGTTTTTGTGTGACAAGTTTGTTTTATTTGTAAGTTCTTGGGACTTTGTGTAACTGTCGGCTAAATAATTTGGCCATATGTCTGCGTAGTAATCATAGTGTTGGGAATCAATTTTTTGACCACCAATATAAAGATCAATTGTTGAATTGAAAAGGAGATTTGAAGAAACGTTTGATTGTCTGTCAACACCCTCAAACCACAAACAGTTTATCAAGTCACCAAGGACTGGAACTGTAAAATGTGGATCTTTGTCACTAATAGTCTTAATAAGTTTTGGGGCTTGTGAAAAATTCGTGTGACGGGTAAATTTCATACGAAAAAATGAATGACCTTCTTCACTATTAAGATAAATGTCTTGTGCGCCTTTGGACACGAGTTGAATTAATGCACCAGACATTTATTTAATATTCAGATTATAAAAACAGACACTTTCCCTGAGGGAACTCAGACTTCTTTTCCTCATCGGCAACCTTACCGTGTATTTTGAAACCACCTTGGCGATACACTTTCATTCTCTTGTAGAACATGGCTGTAAAGAGTGACCAAGGATCATGAATGTCATAGATGTGGGGATTATTCTTTTTACCCTTTGTCTCTCTCATGATACGACCAATACTCTGAGTTATGTCAGACTTTGGCGATGCCAAAATGACTGTATCCAGTGTTGGGATGTCTAAACCTTCGTGGGCTTGACTGAAAGTTGCGAAGATGATCTTCTTCTTGGATGAAGCCTGGAGATCAGCTTCTTTCATACCACCCATGTAGAGACCTGAACTTTTTGGAAAGCACTGATGGAGCATCTCACAATGCCACCGACGGTCACTGAGGACAAGAAGTTGTCTGGTTCCAGCTGAAGCCTTCTTGATAAGTTCCACAAGCATTTGATTTCTTTTCCTATCCTCTACAACTTCTGTGATCATATTTGGCATGGACACTTTACCGAAGCGGGTTGAAGGTGGAGGATTTCTATAGTTGAAGCATTCATATGTTATTGGGAAGACCTCAACTTGCTCCTGATTCTTTCTCTCAACTGCAAAGAATGTAGGACCCATAAACCAATGAAGAACCTTTGTGAGACCATCCTTCCTCTCTGGAGTTGCCGAAAGACCAAAGATGTGTTTGGGACACATTTTGAAGAGGGACTGACTAAACACCTTGGCACATATGTGATGGGCTTCATCAACTATGAGAGTTCCTATAGAATCAAAGTCACTGAATGAGTATTCCTTGAGGGACAAAGATTGAAGCATGGCAATAACAAAGTCGCAATCAGTCTCCTTTTTGTCCTGTTGAACTATACCTATTGTGGCACCCGGACAGAACTGCTGAATACGCTCCTTCCACTGATCAGCCAGGAACTGTTTATGAACTACAATCATTGTACGATACCCCAATTTACAAGCTATCGCCAAGGATACGGTGGTCTTTCCATACCCGCATGGGAGCGAGAGAACTCCATGACCTGCCTTAATAGCCGCAGCAAGAGCCTCGTTCTGATGGGTTGCGTCTCGTAATTGACCGACGAATTTTGCATTGGACCTGGCAGGTTGAGGACGCCTGTCTTCCTTTGGTTGTCCCACCTTAGCAGTTCCGTAGAATCTTGGAACGCAGACTCCATTCTTAGCTGTTCTAAAAACTTTGAAAGGTGGTGGAGGAAATCCATAGTCCCCATTGACTTGGGGTCTTACCGTAAGCTCTTTTTTAATTTCTTGGATTGGTCCCTCGGTGACGAGGTAACCCGTGCGGGTCAGCATTTAATATACCACGACTTTAACTTTTAATAGACACAAGTTTCCAAGAGTAACCGCTATATTCACCAACATTCCAAACCCCCATAAAATCAATTTCTACTTCTACTTCATGACCCTTTGGAAGTGATTGAACGGGTTCTCCTTCAACTTTACACATAACTCTTCTGTAACGAAATGGAACTTTCACTGTAAGAATGTTACCATCTAGGGGATTATCTCTCACTTCTTTTGACTGTCTTCTTCTAACAATTTCAGAACACTTTTCAGGTATGACCAAACGAATATACTTCTTGTCGTTATGGTCATACATGGGTTGATAAACCGTGGCTAGAAACTTCATTGATTTCTATTACGGTAAATTAGGATTAAAACTATAAGTACAACAATTGTCAATGACAAAACTTGAGTCAAAAGTAATGGATTGAGTGGTTCCCGAGTTCCAAAACATTTATGACTGAGGGATCTTGATACTTCCACCGCAGCTTCAATACTTGAGTAGGGTGTGTTGCGGGGTGACATCATACCACACATTGCGACATTTGGGCACTTTCCAAAGAATGGGAGTTGTCCATGAAGACTGAGAACACCTGAAGACTGAGTAAACTCCCATCGTCCAGTTTCTTCATTCCAATTTGAACCCCAACCAATTCTAATGGACTTGGGAAGAGGTACATCCAAATCTTCCAAAACTTTTGCTCTCAATTCTTCCGGTGGACATGTCAAGACTTCTTCTGTCAAGTCGCAGATAACACATGAAACCGTCTTTTCATCCGAAAGTACAACTGGTTGAAGATTCCATCTAGTTGTAGCGGCGATTTCTAAATCATCACCAAGCTTCACAGGTTCATCAAAATCAAGAAGAACATTTATACATCCATATGTACTTTCTCGGACCTTTTTCTCCGCGTCTGGTCCCCAGTTATCTCCAAGAAACTTGAGAGTCGGACTATTGTCTAGGCATAGAAAAAGTAGTCCATCACCAATTTTAGTTCTGTCGGAAAATTCAGCTGCATAACCATCTTCAAAATATTCAACTTCTTTGAGTTCTTTTCCAAATTCAAATTCA